CGTCATAGAGGGGTTTTTTACATATTCGAAGAAAAGAGTAAACGTCACTTGTAAGTATTTATAGGTGTTCTTGTTGACCATTTGTTGACCAAATTTAGGAATTTCTGATTTCCTTCTTCGTAAAGATATCATTTATTTTATTCGCTGCTTCTTGATCGGCAGCTTCTAACACATGACCATATGTGTCCATTGTAATTCGAATATCAGCATGGCCAAGTCTTTCTGAAATAACTTTTGCATGAACTCCTTGATTAATTAAAAACGTTGCGGACGTGTGCCTTAAATCATGAAGCCGGATGTATCTTATGTTTTTACGTTTCGTGAATCTTTTCCACCAGGTAGTGGGAGTTGTGGGATAAAAATGTGTACCATCATCATTGCAAAACAACCAATTATGATTGTTTTCTTTCCAACGATCACGTGCATCAGATCGCATTCTGGTGTTTTCCATGTGCAGCTGTTTCAAAAGGAGCATAATGGAATCTGGTACAGTGACCACTCGTGTTGACTTGTATGATTTTGGGTCTTTTAATAAAGCTCGTCCTTTTTCACCGCGCACGATGGATTGATCAATGCGGATTTGTTTTTTATCCCAATCAATCTTGTCTGTTTCTAACGCTAAATTCTCCCCGCGTCTAAAACCGCAAGCCAAAGCAAGCGATATAAACACTTGCCAGTGAATGGGTTCGGTCTCCATTTCTTTAAAAATCCCCTCTACCTCTTGTTCATCATACACATGATCATTCACTTTTCGTTTCTCTGCTTTAGGACGCTCTACTTTTGCCACGATGTTTTCTTGAACGAATTCCCATTTCGCAGCACGTTCGAAAACATTACGCATGACCCTGTACGCATATTGAATCGTGGAGCCGGATAGTTCTTTTTCCTTTTTTAAATCAGACAGAAAATCAAGTATGTGCTTGGGCTTTATTTGTTCTAACCTCATATCACCAAATACAGGTAAAATGTGTACTTTTAAGTGGCTCTTATATGATTCCAGAGTACCTGGAGAAAGGTTATCTTCCGCGTAATTTTTTTCCCAATGTTTGACGAATTCGTTTAAAGACATTTTTTCTGGTTTGATGTATTCACCTGACTCTACTTCCATTTGAAATTTATAGAGTTCTTTTTCGATATGATCGTTAAGTCTCTTCTTGGTTCGAAGGAGCTTTTTATCTTCAATTTTTATCGTTTTAGTCTTTTTTCTCCTTCGGCCGTTTGCATCATAACCAAGTTCTGCTACAAGTAAAAAAGAATTGTCGCCACGTCTTTGATAGCTTGCCATTTTATCCCCTCCCCATAATCATATAATTATTAAATTTTTGAGAATAAAAGTGCTCTAATCGTTTTAGGGCAAAATCATGCTCGACATTAAATAGATTTGAAATATAACAGACAGAATGATTGAAAATCTTAGGAAGTTTAATGTCTTGAAGCATAAATGTTGGCACACAGAAGTGGCGAGCAAAGTGATCAGCCTGCCATTCCTGGTAATCAATAAAAGGCTGTGGTAGATTGGTATGATTTCCGGCGTGTCGGAGAACATGACAAATTTCATGTCCGAAGTCTTGCCATTCTCGTTGTGTATTGGACCGTTTAAGAACCAAGACGTTACCGAAACTGAAACTTGATGATGTGCTGTACTCGAGAAATATATTTAATCGATTGGCAATGTATTCAATGTCTAATTGTTCAGGGTAATATAGGTTCAACTGTTGGTATAAACAGTTAATGTAATCTTCTAAATGACTATAGACACACACGGAAGTGCCCCCTTTTTCGCTGACAAACGTACGTTCGGTCACAGAATAAAAGAAAAGCCCATATCAATGGGCATTTACAACCTTTTGTTAACGAGAATAAAGCCAATTCCTGATAAAAATGCAGTAATTGAGGCTATGAAACTAGCAATAGCTATGTCCCCAAACATAGCAAAACTAATCAAACTACCAAGAACTCCGATCAATATTAATAGAAAACCAATAATTTTCATTTAATTATCCAACTTCACTTCAATATCAACTTCTTCTCCAATTTCTTCCCAATCTTCATTTTGTGGGGCGGTCCACACCATCCGAACCGATTCTACATCTTCGGCATTAGAATTTTCTAATATATAAAAGAAACTACCGGAATCTTTTGTCCCTGCCATCATTTCACCTTCAATATGATCAGACAACAACATATCTGATTCGAGTTGCTCTCCAGTGTTGGTTGATATAGTAGCCTGACCTGAGTAGAATGTAATATCTTCTTCACTCGTGTTTTCAACTTCAATATCTAACTGTATATAATTCAATTCTTCAGTTTCAAACATGTCTTGATAATCAGGTTTAATGTCACCGGAAGCAGCATTAACTTGTGTGATGTTCATATTCACTGGACCGGTTTCAATTGGTTCGACTTCGTTTTGACGAGCATGGAGTGTAAATTCGCCAGCTTCATTTTCAACAGACTCTCCCACTTCTGTATCAAAGCCATCGTCAGAAGATTCTTCATTTTCTTCTTCAACGTCCGCTTCATTTTCTTCAGTCTCATTTTCCTCAGTGGTTACTTCGTTTTCATTTACCTCTTCGTTACTAGATCCTGATGTTTCATCTTCAGTATTAGATTCTTCCCCGCACGCAGTAAGGACTAATAAAGCAGATAGTCCAATGGAAACAAGATATTTTTTCATAAAAAGCCCCCTATAGTAATAGTTTGATAGTACTAGATATATATTATCAGAAATGGAATAATATGGCAATTATCATGTTATTTGTCGTTATTTTTGTCTCCATATTTAAACTTTATGTACTTCATCATTTCAAGAGCTTCTTCTTTTTGTTCATCCGTCATGTTCTTCCAGTCCTTGAACATGAGATCGGTTCGTGGATCATTGAATTCTTCTCTTACAGATGTATCCTCATTAGATGGGATATCAGAAAGCCCCATTAAGTAATCAGTTGTACATTCATAATAATCAGCTAGCTTTCTTATGGTTTCTATGTCAGGCTCAACCCTACCATTTTCATAATGCGAATATCTGGCCCTAGACAACCCTACTGCATTGGCCACATCTTCTTGGGTTTTACCTTTTTTATCCCTTAAATTTCGGGCTCTTTCCCCGAAAACATTTTCTTTTGGTTTCACGGCCAACACCTCTTTTCACCTCCACATTATAAACGAATAGCGATAAAAAAAGTATCAATGATAAAAAAGTTTTCAAAAAATCGTTGACGATAAAAATTTTATCAAATATAATAAGATCATAGATAAAAAAGTTATCAAAAAGGCGGTGAACTACTTTGGAAAGAAAGATCTTGGTACAACTTAGAAATGACAACAATCTTACACAGGAACAGCTAGGTAAAGAAATCGGCATATCAACTGTCTATGTGCGAAAGTTAGAAAAAGGTGTTGTTGATCCTGGAATAAATACTATGATTAAATATGAAAAATTTTTTAACAAAGATATGAAGAAACTCTTCCCAGATATTTTTTTTGATAGTAATGATAAAAAATTTATCAAAAATGAAACCACATCAGCATAGGAGGATAGATAAATCAACAACCATTCACACCATACAACCGGCCGTTTTCATATCGAACAAGACCATCTTCGTTGAGGTTCTGGAACGTTTTCACTACTTCATAAAGTTCAACATCTGGGAGGTAGACTTCCCATAATTCGATGACAGAAACACTTACAAGTCCATCTGTCACAGCTTCAGTTAAAAGAAACAATTCGCGGTATAGGTTGTTATCGATGTCCAACACTCCTTTTGTACAAATAAAATCACATACCAGGAGGTGATCGCCTTGCCAAACACCATGGACGTAAAAGAAGTTTCCGAATATTTGAGAACGAGTACAGACACGATTTACGACATGGTAAGAAAGAAAGAAATTCCTCATTTCCGAGTAAGGAGACGAATCTTCTTCCATAAAGAAAAAATCGATAATTGGGTAATGAATCAACCAACCATGGATGCTATCTAAATTAAGTATATATCTTCATGTTTTGGTATCCCATTCCAATGATGAATATTCCAATCTGGAATATTGGGAGGAGGTGAAGGGATGGATTTCGGTGCTATTCTGAGAGCTTGCCGATCGCGTGCCGGTCTGACACAAGAAGAATTGGCGCATCGGTTACACATCAATCAGTCGGATGTCTCGAAATACGAGAAAGATCTTAAAGAACCGTCTATGAATTTATGCCAAGCCTGGGTGCAAAATACACAGTCTCCAGAAGTGATGGTTGCTTTTATTTACGGCGTAGAAGGATTGAATATGATAAATCAAATTATGAGCACAGTCGGAAGTACAATCAGCATGATTTTAATAGGAGGTTAAAAAAATGAAGATAAGCTATGAATTACTTGATTACGTGGGAGATGCAGATTTACACACCAAGTTGAAAGACGTGGAGTATTCAACAGATTTGCGAGAAGTGGTGACCGTGGGGTTCATGATGGAAAAAGAAAATGAAAAAGCACCTGCTGTGGGGCCAGCAAGTGCTTAGTTGGGGATTGGTATTAAATTCATTTTAGCACTTTGGTTGATAACCTGGCAAGTCGGATTTGTGGCTGGCTTGCCGTTGGGCTCATGACTACATATCCCTCTTGACGGTTTATTCCCCCGGTCGTGAGCCCGACGGTGCGCCAGCACCAGAAAGAAGGTGACATAGTGCGGGTAGACGTCAGTAATCTTTTATGGGAAATGCAAAAGCAAGTAGGAGTGCAAGAAGCAAGAGAATTGATCTCTTTGAAAACCGTAGAAGTTGAGTCGTTGCTGACTTACATTGACTATCTGGAACAGGAGGTAGAAAGAAATGTCGGTTGAAAACGCAATGGTGTTGCCTAATGGATATGGTTTTGCAGATCCGCAAGAACATGAACCAGAAGTGATTGGAACATGCTCTGGTTGCCAGGAAGAAATATTTGATTATGACGAAGCGTTTCAGTTTGGTGATGATCTGCTTCACGATGAAAACGCCTGCGCCGGTGAATATATCCGAAAATATGCAGAGAACGTGGGGTGAGAGCATGATTACTGAAAAAGAAATCAACTTTTATATTGTCAATCATCTGGACGTTCTTGGAGTAGAAGAAGGATTAGATCAAGTAGCACATCGATTAGCTTTCAATAAAGAAGTTGTGCGAGGTATTTACTTCAACGTGAAAGGTAAAGAAAAAGCCAACCAGATGGCGGTCTGATTGGCAAGGGGTGATTCGCTCAATAAAATGTTGTTGCTTTTATTGTATGCGAATCTCCCCCAAAAATGCAAGAGGGAGGAATAACCAATGAAACCGTATCGTGAATTACCAGTAAGCAACGATCCATTTGATATGTGGCGTTTAGGACAAGCAGGAGGAAAGATTTCTTATTCCAAAACAGGACAAGCTTTCTTTCGTTTTGATACGAAAGCGCAGTTTCAAAAATATATGGAATTAAATAGTCAAAGAGGAGCGTGATCTTTTGAATCAACTAACACAACAATTTGAAAATCAAGCGCAACCACAAGGACAAGGCGGCATTATGGCCCAATCTTCCAGCAGTCGTGAAATGGAAGAAGTCAAAGGGCAAATATTCATGGCCAAGCAGTTTCCACGAAATATCTTCCAATCAGAGCAACGTATTTTAGATAACTGCAAACGCCCATCTTTAGCAGAAGTAGCTATCTATCAATATCCACGTGGCGGTACAAGAGTGGAAGGACCGTCAATACGTTTAGCTGAGGTTCTTGCTCAAAACTGGGGAAACCTTTCTTTCGGAGTAAAGGAACTGGAACAACGTGAAGGGGAGTCCACAGCAATGGCTTATGCCTGGGACTTAGAAACCAATGTACGGCAGGAAAAAACCTTCACAGTGAAACACAGCATGAAGGCCAAAGGAAAAATTAAAAAGCTTGATGATCCACGTGATATATACGAGAAAGTAGCAAATGACGGTGCTAGACGAGTGCGTGCTTGCATCTTAGGTGTTATACCAGGCGACATTGTAGAAAAAGCAGTCCTTCAATGTAATAACACCATAAAAGGTAACAGCGAAAAGCCGTTAAAAGAACGGATTAACAACGCTCTCGTAGCTTTCAAAGAAAAATATAGAGTAACGCAGGAAATGATTGAAGATCGATTTGGATACAATGCCGATGCTTTCACAGAACACGATTATGTAGAGCTTATTAAGATATTCAACTCTCTGAAAGACGGCATGAGCAAGCCAGATGATTGGTTTAACAAGGAAGCCAAAAACAAAAAAGAAAGTGCTTTAGCTAAAGAGTTTAAATCAGACAGTGAAGCTAACAAAGAACCTAAAAAAGAAAACAAAAAGCCTTCTTCTAAAAAAGACGAAAAGAAAGAAGATAAAGAGGCGGTGACAGCTAATGGCAACGCCAGAGAAGCAGTTGAATTTGAAGGCGACACATTACCATTCGAAGAAAGCGAATAAACAATATATGTCTGTCTCTCAATTTAAGAGTTTTTTGGATTGCGAGGCACGAACGCTGGCAGAAATCAAGGGGGATCACATTCCCCCTGTCACTGCCCCTTTAATTGTCGGCTCTTATGTTCATGCAGCATTTGAAAGTCCAGAAGCTTTTGCTGACATTGAGGAACAGTACAACGATATTATTTTCAAAAAACGCGGCGGGAAATACGCCGATTTCGAAACAGCAGACCGAATGATTACAGCTGTAAAGAACGATCCGTTTGCCATGTTTGCTATGGAAGGTGAAAAAGAAAAAGTTTTTACAGCTGATCTGTTCGGAGCAACATGGAAAATCAAAGTGGATTCTATCAATCATGATCGAAAAACTTTTACCGATCTCAAGACAACACAGGATATTTACAAGCGGTACTGGTCATCAAAATATGAAGGATGGACCTCTTTCATGGAAGCCTGGGATTATGTTTTTCAAATGGCTATTTACAGAGAGATATTATTTAAGAACTTAGGAGTACATTACACGCCATATGTAGTGGCTGTCACCAAAGAGAATCCACCAAATAAAGCAGTGCTTCATATGGAACCTTCACGCTTTGATTTTGAGCTTGAATATGCAGAAGCCATGATAGATCGAATGCTTCAACTAAAAAACGAAGAAGAAACACCTGAACGCTGTGAAAAGTGTGTGTACTGTCGAGAAACAAAGCAGCTGAAAGACACGATAGAAATTGGAGATTTGATTTACTAATGCGTTATAAAATACCGATCCCGGTCTTCTACGTTAGTCTGACAGAAGGCAGCAGAGACCGGGGACGGCTCTTTAAACAGTATGTCCGAAGTTATATAAAAATGAATCATCCAGACATGGAATTAAAGAAAATTGAAGGGTTAAACGCTATTTGTGAGAGGAGGGAGTAATTATGCCGGCTAATCCGCAAAAAGAAAACGGCTTTACTGGTATAGCAAATGAAATATTTGATGTTATTGCTCAGTGTAAATTCAACGGAACACAGTTTAGGCTACTCACTGTTATTTGGCGTTACACATACGGTTTTCAGCGGAAGAGCCACCCCTTCTCTCAATCTTTCTTACACGAAAAAACGGGATTAAGTAAAGACTCTATTAAAAGAGGTATTAAAGGGCTTATTGATAAAAAGGTGCTGATTGTTGTAAAAAAAGCTACTTTTTCAAATCCACGAGAGCTTATGTTTAATAAATATTATAACGATTGGTTAATCGAAAAAGATGAACCTAAAACAGAAGAAAGCCCCCAGGGTGATGAAGTAGAGGGAGGGGGGCAAACTGCACCCACCCCAGGGGGAGGAAATGCACCCACCCCAGGGGGCAATTTATCCCCCCATATAAATAAAGAACTTAAAGAAAGTAATAAAGAAATACAACTACAACAACACGCGCGTGATTATCAAACTGCATATGAGCTATTTGAAAATACAATAAGCGTGATGCCAAACCAGATACAACAAAATCAATTAATCGAATGGATTAAAACTTTAGGAGATGATTTTGTTTATCGTGCCATTGAAGTAGCTTGTTTAAATGCGAATGGTCCACCAACGTTTAGGTGGCTGAAATATTTGATTGAAGAATGGACCGGTAAAGGAGCTCGCTCTCCTGATGATATTGACCGGTTACAAGAAGAGTTCCAGAAAAAGAAAAGCAGAGGTGATCCAGGCAATGGAAAAGCTGCAATTCCAAGATATCATGGACAAACTTCGAGCCAGAGCCGAGGAAGTCAGGAACGATCCATCACGGGAGGGCAAGTCGGCTGGATCAAACCAGGGAAACGAGCCTGATTATGACTGCCCCAAATGCAAGGATAAAACCGGATATATTGCCGTGAAAAACGGCGCGGAAGTATGGGTCCAGTGCAGCTGCATTGAGTGGAGAAGAGCGCAAAAACTCATGCGTTCAAGTGAAATCACAAATGATTTTAAGAAGCTAGGCTTTCAAAACTTTCGAACCGAAGGGAAGCCTGAATTGATAAAGGGTGCTTACGAATGTGCACTAAGCTATTTTCGTAGTTTCAATGAAATTAAAGGGGAACGTCAAAACAGTATTGCTCTTTTAGGACAGCCGGGGGCAGGAAAAACCCACTTGTTAACGGCCATAGCAAATAATTTAATTCGTAAAAAGCGCGTAGGTGTTCAGTATTTCCCATATGTCGAAGGATTCAATGACCTGAAAGACGATTTCGACAAACTGGAAGAAAAAATGGAGCGTATGAAAAGGACCGAGGTGCTTTTTATCGATGATTTATTTAAGCCCACTGGAAAAGACAAAAAGCCCCGTGCAACGGACTGGCAAATTGAACAGACTTACGCTGTTATCAATCACCGTTACTTAAATCATATGCCTGTCCTTATCTCTTCAGAACTGCCAATTGATCAACTTGTTGAAGTTGACGAAGCTCTGGCAACTCGTATTTATGAAATGTGCAAAGATTATCTGGTGCTCATCCAGGGTGATAAATTCCAGCTTAATCACAGATTGGAGGACATGTCTAATGCTTGAGTCAGCTATTTATTTTCCCGCACGAAAACGTCCGGAACACGCTAAAAAAGCCAGAAGGAAGCATTTACTCCGCATGTTGGCAGAGAATGAAAAAAAGCTGCGCGAATGGGAGAAAAATGGCTATACCTCTCCAAATATCATTTTACGAGACAAACGGGAGGCTTGATAAGACTGAAACTGCTGGTATCACAAGAAAACATTGGAAGAAGGTGGACTAATGGAATTACGACGACAAGTTTTGCTGCAGGAACTTCAAGAACAAGGTTTCTACTTGGCCATAGATGGAAGGCTGCTAAGTGAATTGTCGCTTGAGGAGCTGGAGATAGAACGAGTTCGGCTTCCTGAATTAAGAGAGGTGGAAGCATGAGCACGCCAATCACTCTGATCTGTCGATGCTGCGGAAAGCGACTTGATACCAACTACATTCCGCAAGATTGGCAGATCGACAGGAAAGCAGGAACGATGGAGAACCCGATCTCATGTGGAGAATGTTCGAGGGAAACGGCTTAGCAATTAGTTCGGACGCGGCCATACAGGAAATTAGAATCAAAATAGAGGAGGGCAAGCATCAATGGAAAACGCCAGTTTAAAAAGCCATAAACAATCAGTTACAAAAATCGAAAAACATTATTTTAAAAGAGAATTCGGCAGCACTTATATAGTCAATGAAGATTTAGAACATGTGTTTACGAAGGATGAAGTGAAGCTGTTTGATATGTTGTGGAAAGAAGGGCGTTCGTTAAAAAACATTGCTACGTATTTTAAGCGAAATCCAGATGAAATGTTTTTACTGCTTTTCGATAGGGTGAGAAAGAAGCCGAAAATGAAAGTAGATTGGGAGCAAATCTGGAGGGATGTGGGATGAACGAATGTAAACAGATGACCGTATGGGCGTTAGCCTTTACCAGTGACATGCAGATGATCGACACCGCCAGGAACGGAAACGAGGGCGAATGTACAGGTGAAGAAGGAAACTGTGGCTGTACTCATCCAGAGAAAAATTTGATCTCAACCATGACGATCCAAGACCTAGAACGAACAGAAACCGTATTACTCACTCATTCCCCTTGCGAAACGTGCGCGTTTGAACTCTACTACAACATGAAATTACAGCACGTTTTCTACAAAGAAGAATACCGCAAAACAGACGGGATCGAGTTTCTGCAGTTAAAAGGGATCGAAACTAGAAAAGTAGATTGGACAAAATGGCCTATAGAGCAGGAGAGGGTGACGGGATGAAAAGGCCGAAACGCGGCGAATTTTACCGGCATTTTAAAGGTAACACTTACTATATCGTTGGTTTATCACGGCACACGGAAACAGGGGAGATATTAGTAACCTATAAGAGTTTCAAAGAACCAGATCAAATACCGCACTCCAGGCCGTTAGAACAGTTTATGGATATACACCCAGAACATAAAGTAAAACGGTTCGAAAAGGTGGAGATTGAATGAAAGAAACATTTACGACGGAAGATGGTTGCGAACTTCGATATTTGAAAAGTGTATACGCTCTGACATTAGATGATGCTTACAAGAAGATGAAAGATTTATTGAGTGGTGATATGCGGTGTGCTTTGCGTCCGATTCGGATTGAAACAGTTGGCTTTTTTGCACCCCCAAGATACGAAATATTAATCTATGACTATGAGAAGGTGGCTGAATGAACCTAAAACCGTTATTTGAGGAGCAGAGAGAACTGGACGAGAAGATTGTTAAGCAGAAGGGCTTAGAAGGGCAGGATTTACTACCAAAGAAAATATTAGCTCTCCAAGTGGAATTAGGGGAGCTTGCTAATGAGTGGAGAGGGTTTAAATTTTGGAGTAAAGACCAAGAACCTAGAACATGGTTTCCTGATCCAAAAAATGTTTGTGAAGTGTGCGACGGTCAAGGATATACAAATCCGCATTTATCTTTTGTTGAAAGGACGTTATGTAAAAATTGCGATGGTTGCGGTGTTCATTTCAACAATCCACTCCTAGAAGAATACGTAGACTGCCTTCATTTCATCTTGTCGATTGGGTTAGAGTTAGGGTTTGAACATCACGACGAAATTGAAAGCGCGAATTTAGAAGATACAACAACGGATATGTTTACCCTTTTGTTTGAAACGGTATCAGAAATACGTTTTGGAGAAAAAAAGGATAGCAAAAGATTTAGTTATTTAGCGTTGTTCATGCCGTTTATACAGTTAGGGGAACGATTAGGTTTCACTTGGGACCAAATAGAACAAGCCTACCTAGATAAGAACGCCACGAACCATGAAAGACAGGTGACGGGATACTAATGAAATGCGTGAAATGTGGCCGGAAACTCAAAGACAAGAGAAGCCAAGAACGTGGTTACGGTCCCGTTTGTTGGAAGAAGTCCAAAGAAGATCCAAACTTAGTGGACATGCTGAGAGAAGGTGACGAAGATGATACAAGTCAATCACAAGGAGCGTAACAGCGCGGAAGTGTACTGGAATGATGCGCCGGTCGCCATGCTCTATAACATGCAGGACAGTGTAGTCTATAAGATGCTCACGGATGGCACGGATCATGTAGCAGTCAACCCGGACGTGGCTTTACAGGAAATTAGAGCAAAGATGGAGGGGGAAGAGCATGAAATCCGGACAGGGTAAAAGAGGCATGGTCTTTGAAGAGATTTTGAATACTGCCAATCTTCAGTATAAAAACAAAGGTGTTGCTCTGATATCAAAAAGGGCAACCCCTATAAAGGTGCTGCAAACAAAAGGCGTTCACATTCTCAAAGCGGTGTGGGAATCAAAAAGCACCGTTGATTATGACGGAGTATACCACGGGCGCTCCATTCAATTTGAAGCGAAGACATCAGGCAAGAAACGATTTGATTTGAACATGCTTACAGATGGACAGATCGCTTTTCTGGACCAAGCAGAAAAACAAGGGGCCATTAGCTTTGTGCTCGTTGAAATTAGACCAATGAACAGTGTCTATTTCATTCCTAACAACATGCTTCAAAAGTACGTGAGAGACTCCAAAAAAGGCGGGAGAAAGTCCATTCCTCTTGATGAGTTAGAAATTTATGCGGATGAAGTAGGACAGGGCAGAGGGATTGTTTTGGATTACCTGGCTGTGGTGGACAAGCATACAAAAGCACTCTCAGGGTGAGGTGGGAGAATGATTAAAAAATTCGAAAATAACACACCGGTCATTGTGTTGAAGCAAGGAAACCATTACCAGCAAAAAGGGGAAGTTATCAGGACGTTCGACGACGCAGAAGTTTTAGTGAAGATGGTTAACCAAAAGGGACGGTTGGAACGGTTTAAGGAATCTGATTTAAAACATGATGTGGATACGATTTTACGTCAGATACATGCAAGGCAAGGGAAGTTGTTAGGCGAAGAAAAGGCAGATCAATGAGTTATGTAGAAGCGCTGATGTTAATTACAGTGCTTGTACTGATGACTTGGGTTACAGATAGGTGAATAGTAGACCGATGATGTGTAGTAAAAGGAGGATTTGAAGTGGACGAAAAAGAGCGTTTAGAGTATTTGCTAACCTTTCATAAAAGCTTGACCGAACAGATGAAATGTACTGATTTTCATAAGCATGGCAACTGGAAGACAGACAGAACATGGGGCACCTTGCGTGATACGGAAAAAGAGATTGTCGAAATACTAAGAATCAATGATAAACCACATGTCTACTAATACACATTCCGACGAAACTGTACAGAAGCGAAAGGGTGAAGGACATGAACCAAATCGATTGGCAAAAACACGTAATTCGGGGCGAGCTGTCCAGTGACATAAAAGAACGGAAAATGACGCCAGAAGAAATGGCTTGGGTGGAACAAATTAAAGATCAAAGAAAGTTTCAAAGAGGCCCCAGAAGAAAAGTAAATCCGACTTGGCCAAAACAAAGGAAATAACAAAAGTCGCCCCTCTCAGGACGACTCGTACAGGCTAATGCGATTATACCACAGGGAGGGGCTCTCATGGAAAGGCAATATATTGAGTCATTATTGAAAGATTATCACTGGATGATGAATAGCATTAAGCTCCTTCGTGAATCTATGGAGAGTGCCGGAGAGAAACTCACAGCTCAATATGGACTGGAGGCATCAATGCCAAAGGCTCAAGGTGGAGGAAATAGTGATCCGGTACTGCAGGAAACCGTTAGAAGGGAAAAACGATGGAAAAAAGTTGCCGAATATGAAAAAAAGGTTAAGATCCTCCAGGATCGTATCCATAAAGTTACGGATGATCGTGAAGTGGAAGTGCTGCACTGGATGCTTGAAGGGAAATCGTTACGGTGGATTGGCAGGCATATGGCCCTTTCCCCTTCTCATACAAGACGATTGAAAGACGCCGTTGTCGATCGGTTAAATGAACCAAATGGCACAAATGGCACAGATGGCACAAAAGGCGCAAATGGCACAAAAGGTTCGTCTTTGCAAGAACAAAAAAGCTATGTGTAAAATCAAAGGCAGGACGGGGAGGCATCGTTCCCCAGGTCGAAAACAGAATATAGAGCAACAATCAGACCCTGACGGGTCTTTTTTATTTGGAGTGAAAAAACATGCCAGTTAAACCAAAGCGTCCGTGTAATAGGACTGGATGCAACACTTTGACAACAGAGCGGTTTTGCCGAGAGCATCAACAAATATACCGAGCAGAACAGGATAAGCACCGAGGTTCATCAACACAACGCGGCTATGATGCACGTTGGAGAAAAGCAAGGCGCTACTACTTAAAACGCCATCCATTATGTGTTCATTGTTTGCAAGAGAATGTTTATGCTCCTGCTGATGTCGTTGACCATATTACACCACACCGAGGTGAACACGAATTGTTTTGGGATGAGGATAACTGGCAGTCGTTGTGTACGTATCATCATAATGTTAAGACTGCAAAGGAGGATGGAGGCTTTGGAAACTAATCGCAATTCTACACTAGAAATTACCATTGAGACCAATCTGGATGAAGTGCAAGAAAAACTAAACGTCATTGAAGAGCAATTGGATCGTATTGGTGAGAAGATGGATAAGGTTTGTGACCATCAAGTATTGGGGAGGGCGGGGCAAATTTCTACAGAATCAGCGCCATAGACCGTTGGGGCAGTCTCGCGTAAATTTTTTTCGCAAAATAAAAAGCTTTTAGGGGGTGGAAGGTAATGGCAGGAAGGAACAGTAAACCGACTCAACTGATTAAGTTGGAGGGAAACAAAGACCGGCGGACAAAAGCAGAACTTGAGCACCGGGAAAAAGCAGAGAAAGCTTTGTACACCGGAACCACTTTTAGAGAAGATCCAGTCACGAAGGAAGATCCTGTTGCCCATAAAGAATTCCTTCGCCTCCGAAAGCTGTATAAGAAAATAGAATTTGTTGACGGACTGGATCAAGCAACTATTAATCGTTATTGCCAATTAAAAAGCCAGGAACATATGCTACATGATTTGTATGTTGGTATTAAAGAGCACATGGAAACCATGCCGAACATTCAAAAGAAAATGACGATGTACGATGAGTTAAAAGAAGTGCTAAGTAAGCAGAACCAAGTTCGTGACAAACTATTGAAATTGGAAGATCGTCTGTTCTTAAACCCGGTTGCTCGTATGCGTTCCATACCAAAACAACCAGAAGAGAAGAAAGAGAAAAGCCCAATGGCTAATTTCTTGGAGAGAAAGAAAAATGGTTCATGATAAAGAAAGAGCAATGGAGCCTATTGAGTTTCTGCAGATGCTGAAACTGACAGACGATTTTCATGGAAAGCCGTTTGTATTGATGGATTGGCAGCATGAAGTGTTATGGGATGTATACGGAACGGTAACCGATGAAGGATATAGGCAATATCGTTATGCTTATCTGGAGATACCAAAGAAAAACGCAAAAACGACAACGATTGCTGGGCTCGCTGTTTATCATTTAACGTGTGACGGTCCAGAAGGACAAATTTATTGCTGTGCTGCTGATCGTCAACAAGCAACATTAGTTTATAAGGCCGCGAGAAGTATGATTGATCAAGACGAGACTCTAGGTGATTTGTTAAAGATCACAGACAGCCGTAAAGAAATTGAAAACGTGGAAACTGGTACAATTTTAAAAGTATTATCTGCAGAAGCGTACTCAAAACACGGTATTAACCCCACAGTCGTCATATTTGATGAACTTCATGCACAGCCTAACCGTGATTTGTGGGATGTTATGACGTTTGGTGCAGGGGCAGCGCGTAAAGAACCTCTTTGGTGGGTGATTACAACGGCAGGAGATGATCCAGACCGGCACAGTATTGGATGGGAAGTTCATGAATACGCCGAACGACTCATTGATGGAGAAATAGAAGATCCGAATTGGTATGCGAAGATATATGCTGCTCCAGAAGACGCTGATATTTTCGACGAAGAGACTTGGTATAAAGCAAACCCTTCGCTTGGTAAAACCATTGACATTCAAACCATACGCCAAGAGTCGATTGCAGCCAAAAACAGTGAATCCTCTGAAAGACTGTTCCGTTGGCTGCGGTTGAATCAGTGGATTTCTTTAAAACGTGTTGGTTGGCAACCGCTGACACTCTGGGATGAGACTAACGGTGAATGGGAGCTTTCTGAATTAGTCGGAAAAAAATGTTATCCCGGTTTAGACTTATCAAGCACAACGGATATTACTGCAGCGTGTTATTTGTTTCCTCCACAGGACGGCCTGTCAGATTGGCGGGCTGTTTTTGATGCCTGGATACCGGAAGACAGCATGAAAGAACGGGTCAAGCATGACAAAGTACCGTATGACAAGTGGGTCAATCAGAAATATATACATGCTACGCCGGGCAATGTCGTCGATTATGAGTTTGTGGAAAGTCGTATTATCAGTGCTAGTAAACAATACAACATGCAAACGTTAGGGACGGATCCATGGAACAGTAGGATGTTAACTCAAAGATTGATGAAAGCTGGAGTAGATGTGGTTGAAGTACAGCAGAATATTAAAAATATGAGCCCTGCTATGAAAACACTTGAACATTTATTTAAAACAGGAAATTTCACTCATGAGAAAAACCCAGTAGCACGTTGGTGCTGGGGGAATGTAGTGGTATCAACAGACGGAAACGAAAACATTAAACCAATGAAAAACAAATCGAAAGAACGGATTGACTTAACCGTTGCGATGATTAACGCAATGGCAACAGCTATGCTGTTTGAAGATGTAGAATCTGTTTATGAAGACCGCGGTGTTAGAGCTTTTTAAGGAGTTGGTCTGGTGGATGGAAGCGATGTATTAATCATTATAGGAATTTTACTTTTTGGCGCTGGACTATTTTTAATATATCCAACGCTTTTATTATTTTTTGCTGGAATTGTTTTTGTGTTCATCGGCTGGACTAGAGGGGAGGTGAATCATGGGTCTGATCAGAAACGCAATACAGAAACGTAGTAATTTAGCCAATCCCGATCCGTGGATGCTTAATATATTTCGAAATGGCAAGTCAAAAACCGGTGTGAACGTCAATGAAATGAAGGCCATGCAGTCTACGGCTGTTTTTGGGTGTGTGCGTGTCATTTCAGAAACGCTTGGATCTCTTTCTTTTCCGGTATATCGGAGATTGAATCCACGCGGGAAGGAAAGAGCGCGTGACCATCATTTGTATGACATGCTGCAGAACCGACCTAATAATGAAATGACAGCCTTTACCTTCAGAGAAACCATGACAGCGCATTTGTGTCTATGGGGAAACGCTTATGCTGAGATAGAGTATGATGGGGCAGGGCGTCCGCGTGCACTATGGCCATTGTTACCAAATCAAACATGGCCAGAAAGAGACCCGAGGACAAAGGAAATCTTTTATCACGTAACCTTGCCGGATGGAAGGTATATAAAAATGGACAAAGCCCGGGTGCTTCATATACCTGGTCTTTCAATGAACGGATTAACCGGACTTTCTCCTATAGGAATGGCGCGCGAGGCCGTTGGATTAGCCTTGGCTACGGAAGAATTTGGTGCTAATTTCTTTGAAAATGGCACGAATGTTGGTGCAGTAGCAGAGCATCCGGGTAAATTATCGGAGCAAGGAGCCAAAAATTTACGGGATAGTGTCAATGCTACGTATTCCGGTCTTGGGAAAAGTCACCGTTTAATGCTTCTTGAAGAGGGTATGAAATTTCAAAAGATCGGTATTCCTCCGAATGACGCCCAATTTTTAGAAACAAGAAAGTTCCAAAAGAACGAAATAGCAAGTGTGTTTCGGGTCCCACCACATATGCTGGCAGATTTGGAGAGAGCTACCTTCTCCAACATCGAACATCAATCCATTGAGTTTGTTACGCATACGATGGGGCCGTGGCTAAAAAGATGGGAACAAACAATTAACACAAAACTATTCGGTCGTGATGGGAGAAAACATTATTTTGCAGAGTTCTTGGTTGATGCGTTACTTCGGGGAGATATAAAAACACGTTATGAAGCGTATGCCGTTGGTCGTCAAAATGGGTGGTTGTCTGCCAATGATATTTTAGAAATGGAAAATAAAAACCCGATTGGTGAGCAGGGTGATGTGTATTTGGTTCCACTTAATATGGTTCCGGCTGAACAGGTCACTAGCACAACTCAGCAAAACGACCCTGCGGAACCGCCAAGTGGCGAACGATCGATCAGATCAACAACCACCAGAACACAACTGCAAGGTGTTGAAATTCGAAAAAGGACCACGAGCAGCTATAAACGTATATTCGAAGAAACGTTTCTACGTATTATCAAAAGAGAAGAAGCCGACATTATGCGTCAAGCTCGTAAGCAATTACGTAATGCAGAGCATTTTAGTACATGGTTATCAGACTTTTACAGAGAGCATGAACAGTTTTTCCGACAACAGATGCTGCCTGTAATGATGTCTTTTGCAGAAAACATATATGCTCAAGCATCTAACGAGGTAGGAAGTGAAGAAGATGAAATGACATCGAGCACCGTAGATTTTATTAAAGAATATGTTGAGTTACTCAGTAGTCGCCATAATGGAAAATCAGTAAAAAAACTAAGAAAAATACTGGAGAGCGAAGCAGAAGACGCAGAAATCGAGGAAAGATTACAGGAAACATTTGACGATTGGAAAGAGGACAGAATAAAACAAGAAGCCAAAGAGGAAGTAACACGTGCCGGAAGCGCAATTGCTAAAGAAGCTTGGGTTGTAGCAGGAATAACGCTCATGCGTTGGGTCTCTGACGGTTCGTCCTGTCCGTATTGTGAGGAATTAGACGGAAAAGTAGTAGGGATCAAGTCGTCTTTTGTTCAGCAAGGAGAAGATTTTAACCCAGAAAATGCAGAAGGTGCATTAACCCCTTCCTCCAATATCAGTCATCCACCATTGCATAATGGGTGCGAATGTTCAATAGCTGCAGAAGCCAGTTAGAAAGGGTGAAATTATGAAGAAACCACTGGAATTACGGTCAGCGCCAACTCAAACGGAACGAAGGTCATTTGATTTAACAAAAGTAGAAGTGCGAGAAGAAGGCGACAAAAAGAAAGTGAGGGGTTATGCTGCTGAATTTGAAAAATTATCTGTCCGGTTGTGGGGTTTTCGTGAAAAAATCCGTAAAGGTGCTTTTGAGAAGTCACTTAGAGAAGGCACAGTCAAGGCATTGTGGAATCACAACACAGATATGGTTCTTGGCAGCACCAAAAATTCCACCTTGAGCTTATGGGAAGATGATAGAGGTCTTGCTTTTGAATTGGAAATGCCGGATACATCGTGGGGAAGAGATGCTTTATCATCCATCGAACGCGGCGATGTAGACGGAGTGAGTTTTGGTTTTGAAGTGGTCGCTGATGAATGGGATCACAATAATCCAGACGAAGCAATAAGAACATTAATAGATGTGAGGTTGCACGAAATAAGCCCCACGCCATTTCCAGCGTATCCACAGACCAGCGTTTCTGCTAGGTCTATTTTTTATGCTGCAGGAATTGATTATGATGGCGTTTCCGAAGCTATAACACGGTCTGAAAAGGGTGTTTCGTTGGCCGATTCGGACAAAGAATTAATACGAAACACTATAAAAATATTAGAAAACTATGCCGGTGACGAACAGGCGGGCGCATCGGCAGAGCAAGAGGCGCAGGCGCGTAGTATTGTACAAAAAGAACGCGAATTAAAATTACTAGAAAGCGAGGTCGTTTAATATGACAATGCAAGAAATCTTAGAAATGAAACAAAAGCGTGCAGCATTGGTGAAAGAAGCTAGAGGGATTTTGGATAAAGCAAAAGGAGAAAAACGTGATTTAACAGCAGAAGAAGAACAGCAATATGATCGCATTATGGCCGATGTGGATAAACGCGGAAAGCAAATACAGCGTGAAGAGCAGATGGCCGGTATTGAAAATGAGCTGGAACAGCGCGGCGGTCGTCAAACACATCAAGATCCTAATGCAGAAACAGGGAAACAAGAACAAAGAAATGTTCATCCACGTGCTACTGAAGAATATCGTTCTGCCTTTTGGCGTGCTCAACGTGCGGGTCGTAATGCACTAAGTGCCGAGCAATATGATCAACTGATGCATCCAGAAGTGCGTTCCCTCGCGGTAGGAACTGACAGTGCTGGCGGGTACACGGTGCCGGATGAGTTTGAACGTCAACTTGTTCAAGAATTAGAAGATCGTAATATTATGCGCGGGCTTGCTACCGTGATTTCTACGTCTTCTGGTTCTCGTGAAATCCCTGTAGAAGCAGATAAAGGCTCGGCGTCTTGGTTAGATGAAGAAGCATCTTATTCTGAATCAGATGCTGAATTCGCACAGAAGGTGATCGGGGCGCATAAACTAGGTCGCATCATGAAAGTATCTGAAGAATTGCTGAATGACTCGGCGTTTAACATTGAATCTTATGTCCGTAATGCTTTTGCTCGATCGTTTGCAGAAGCAGAAGAGGCAGCATTCGTAAACGGCGATGGTACCGGGAAACCTACTGGCCTTTTCCGTGATGCAGAAACAGGACCAACAGCTGCAGGTACCGATTCGATCACCACAGATGAACTCATTGACCTATTCCATTCCTTGCGCCGTCCATATCGCCGCCGTGCTACATGGATGATGGCGGATTCAACAGCAAAAGCCATTCGTAAACTCAAAGATGCGAATGATCAATACATCTGGCAGCCTGGATTACAAGCTGGACAAGCCGATCGTATTCTTGGTCGTCCATTGGCTATTTCGGACAATTCCCCTAGTATGGATACAGATAACACGCCAATTGCTTTTGGTGATTATAGCTATTACTGGATTGCAGATCGTCAAGGACGCGTCATGCAACGTTTGGACGAGCTATATGCTGCAAACGGACAGATTGGGTTTAGACTCCGTCAAAGGGTCGATGGGAAATTAATTCTCACTGAAGCTGTGAAACTATTGAAAATGGCATCTGCATAATAATGAGTGAGGGGCAGGGGAACCTGCTCCTTTTCTTTAGAAAGAAGGTGAGGATATGAAAATTGAGATCCTACGAAGTGTTGCAGGTGTAGACTTTAGCTATCCAAAAGGAAAAACGGTTGAAATTGATAAAGAACGGGCGGAAAAATTAATCAAAGCTGGTCATGCTAAACCCGCAGGAGAGCAAAAGGCTACAAAAACAGCTCCGGAAAACGCGACAACAAAGCGAAAAACGCCTGCGAAGAAAAAGAGTGATGATTAATGAGAAAAAGAATTTCTTCCCCCGTAGAACTGCCTATCAGCTTGACGGAAGTGAAAAAGCATATTCGTATTGATTACAACGATGAAGATGATCTATTAGAAATTTATTTGAAAGCTGCCACCGAATATGCAGAACAAAATCTTACCTACCGTGCTTTCATGACGCAAACGTGGCAAGTAACAATTCCGTCATTTCAAGAAACGATTAAACTCCCATACCCACCATTACAAACGGTTGATAGTATAAATTACATCGATAAAAATGGAGATACACAAACAGTAAGCGAGTCTATTTACCGTGTGGATAGCGATATCGAGCCAGGTTGTATTTATCAAGAAGGTGAATGGCCGAGTGATTACAAAAAAGATTCGATCGTGATTACATTCACTGCTGGCTATCCGTCTCAAGACGATATTCCAGAAAACTTTGTGCTTGGTTTACTCTTGCTAACTGGTCATTTTTATGAAAATCGCGAAGCAACTACTGATCAACAATTAGTCGAATTACCGTTTACGGTACAAGCGATGTTTGAAAGGGTGCATACGGTATGAGACCTATTCGATCAGGGAAACTTCGTCAGCGTATACTCATTCAAAATGAAGAAAGTGTCCGTCAACCCGGCGGCACTTATGAAACAGAATGGGTCACGTTTTTAGAATCATGGGCACGCGTTGTTCCTCTGTCTGGTACAGAAAGATACCAAGCGCAGCAGGTACAATCAAAGCTTTCACATCGAGTGGAAATGCGGTACAGAGAAGGCGTTAAACCACAAATGCGCGTGAAGTATGGCGATCGTATTTTTGAAATAGAAGCTGTGCTTAATTTAAATGAAATGAATAGGGAGATCCATTTGATGTGTTCGGAGGTGGTCACTTGAAGGTAGAAGTTAAAGGGTTAGATGAAACTGTACAAAAAATACAGAAGTGGACCAAAGCCAAACAAACAGGAGTTAAAGATGTTGTTTCATCGACTGCAAAACTAGTAGAAACTGCTCAAAAAAGCAAGGTTGCTTACTTGTCAGGGGAAACGAAAGACAGCATAACAACAGTTACAGAAGACAACGGCTTTACAACGAAGGTTGGACCCCAAAAACCAGACGGTTTCCGAGCACATTGGATTGAATTGGGGACGGTAAACCATCCGGCGCAGCCTTTTGTACGTCCATCTGCAGAGATGAACAGGCCTAAATTTCTTTCCGATCTCACAAAGGAATTTAACAAGCCATGATTGTTTCAATGTGGGACATTCAAGTTGCAATTGATGATAGATTGTACAATGATATTTCTGAAATGGTGACAGGAGTGCATGACGACCCTCCAGACGGTGCCGAGTTCCCTTATGTAAGTTATGGTCCGCCGACAAGCGTTCCATTTGATACAAAGTTATCTGATGGTGCTGATACAACCTTTCAAATTGACATATGGAGCCAGAACGGAACTGCAGAAACATCGGACATTATGAATGCTATACAAGAGTCATTACAAAGTGAACCACTGCCTATGAGCGGTGGTTTTTCTATGTATATGAATCGCCTGGAGTATGCGGATATTATCGACGACCAGGACGGTAAGACCAAACACGGTGTATTACAATACCGAATTATTATTGAGAAGGAGTGATATAGAATGAGAGGTGTAGATTTTTTAATTAATGTAAATACAGGTGACGAGTCTACCCCGGCATATGAACCAATTGCAGCACAACGTGGAGGAACATTCACAAGAGGGTATGACACCATAGATATGACAAGCAAAGACAACAGCGGTTGGGCAGATTCAGACTATGGTAACGGCAACTGGTCCATCAGCGGTGACGGGGTGCTACAAGAATCGGATCCAGCTTTCGAGGCGCTGGATACAGCTTTCTTAAATGCAGAAGTTATATTGGTTCAATTTGAGTTCCCAAATGGTAAAAAATACGAAGGGAAAGCTGTTATTACAGACTTAAGTATTGAAGCACCGCATGATGATGTTGCTACGTATTCCATTGAACTAACAGGAAAAGGGCAATACGAAGAAGTGGACGCAGCATAAGGAGAGGGGGAACCCTCTCTTTTTTAATATAAGGAGGATATTATGCAAGAAATTAAACTAGGCGGTAAGACAAGAAAGTTACGCTTTTCTCACATTGCAATGAAGACTATGGAAGAATATTATAGCATGAGTTTCGCAAAAATTTTTAATGAGGTAGACGTGGAATCTATCGATAATATGGGTGTTATGATTTGGGCGTGCATGCGCCGTTTTGATAAGACGTTGACCATTGATGAGGTAGATGAATGGATTGATGATTCTATTGAAGACGAAGAAACAACATACGAGGAAATAGGGGAAAAGATAAAAACGGTATTTAACAACAGCACTTTAGCTAAACAACAAGGTGGAACAAAAAACAAAAAGGGGGCTTAGATTGGGACCAACGTGAGCGGTGTGCTTACGGTTGGCTTGATTTAAGCCCCTCTGAATTTTGGCACATGACACCGAGAGAGTTTGATTTAAAACTAGACGGATTTATGGAACGCGAAGCGTGGGTGGCTCTCTTAAACAGACGAGCCATGAAAGAAAAGAAAATCAGCATGGATAAGTTACTGGGTCGTGAAAAGAACGTTGATCAAGGTAACGTAGTCTCCATTGAAGAACATAAGAATCTTATCCATGAAATGAAAAATAAATTTGCGAAATAGCTCCGACGAGGGCTATTTTTTTATGCCTTTTAAGGAAAGGTAGGTGAGGAAATGGCAACATTATCGGAAATGAGCGTGAAAATAGGTGCGGAAACATCTGGGTTTGAAAAAGGCATGCAAAACGTATCTAAAAAAATGGATTCTGTAGGAAAAGGTATGAAAAATGTCGGCGGCACTATGACTAAATGGGTATCTGGTCCAATTGCCGGAGCTACCGCAGGATTAGGTGCGTTGGTCACAAAGACGGCGCAAGCTGGGGATGCAGCAGCTAAGAACGCTCAAAAAGTAGGCGTAGGCACAGAAGCTTATCAAGAATATGAATATGCACTTGGACAAGCAGGATTAAGCCAACAAGACACAGAGAAGACTCTAGGCCGTCTTAATACCCGTATTGGTGAAGCTAGAGCAGGAAATGAAAAGTATAGTGATGCTTTAAAAAGATCAGGCGTGAACATGAAAGCATTGAAAGACGGAACACTGTCTACAGATGATGCCATGATGCAGGCAGTCGAAGGTATCAGCCAGATGAGTAACGAACAAGACCGAGCACAGGCGGCAACCGATCTTTTCGGTAAAAAGTTAGGTCGTGAACTTATGCCGGCCATTAATGCCGGAGCAGAGAGCTTACAGAACGGGCGCGATAAAGCACAGGAATTCGGTCATGTGATCGGCGAGGATGCTGCTAAAAAATCAGAAGAATTCAATGACAAAATGGAAGATTTGGGTACTCGTATGAAAGGGTTAGGTCAACAAATTGGCGCACAGTTAATTCCTGTCCTCATGGATCAACTTATTCCAGCGTTTGAAGATAACATTTTACCTATTTTTGAAAAAGTCGGAAATAAAATCCTAGAAATGGTTGAGTGGTTCGCTAATCTTAGCCCATCTATGCAAGGGGTTGTAGCAGGAGGAACAGCATTAGTAGCAGCGCTCGGTCCTATGCTTGTGGTATTCGGGCAAATTGTCAGCTCTATATCATCTCTAACGCCATTATTTTCCGCACTAGGCGCCGTAATAGGTACCGTATCTGCACCAGTTTTAGCGGTGGTTGCCGCAGTTGCCGCGTTATCTGCAGGACTTGTGTATCTCTGGAACACGAATGATGATTTTAGAGATGCTGTTATATCAGCATGGGAGAAGATCAAAGACACGGCGGTACAAATTTGGGAAAACTACATCAAAAATACGCTTTTGTCTTTATGGGGTACCCTTAAATCAGAAGGAAAGGCATTATGGTCAACACTGCAGGATTTTACAGAATCAGCTACAGAGGCGATTTCAAATATCATCGAATGGTTTTCCGGCCAAGCACAGGATATATGGGACAGGTGGGGCAGCAATCTCATGTCAATAGCAGAATCAACCTGGAGCACCATAGAAACGGTGATAGATTCAGCCATTCAAGTTATTTCTAATATTATCCAGTTATCACTAAACCTTATACGTGGGGACTGGGAGTCGTCCTGGGAGAATATAAAGTCGATTGGACAAGCAGTATGGAATGCGCTTTCTTCGATTATAGAAAATGGGATAAACACATCGAAAAAATTCCTAGAAATAGGGCTAGATGCAGCAACATCAATATGGGAAAGTTCCTGGAAATCCGTGTCTTCCTACCTTTCCAAAATATGGAAAAAAATAACTTCTGTTGTACAAAATTCGATTGGTAACGTAAAAAAACGTGTCGATTCAGGAATGAATCAGGCTAAGGAATTTGCAGCGACAGCGCTAAACAATTTATTTTCTGTTTTCCGTGACATTCTAGGAAATATTTGGAGAACGGTGAAACAGAAGTTTGGAAATGACATTGTAACTGCTGTAAGTAATGGGATGACCAATGTTAAACGGACTGCAGAACGACTTTGGAGTCAAGTGCAATCATTCTTTGAAAGAATTAATCTTTTCTCTATCGGTGCAGATATTATCCGAGGACTTGCTGACGGTATCAGTTCAATGGCTGGTGCGGTTATGGACAAGGCCAGAAACATTGCTAGCAACGTTAAAGATACCATTTCAGGGGCATTGGATATAAGATCACCTTCTCGTGTGATGAGGAATGAAGTTGGTAATCAAGTAGGCGCGGGGCTTGTTCTCGGTATGGATGATATGCAAAGAGATATTGAAAAATCAGCTCAAAACATGGCTGATGCAGCAGTACCCTCTGTTAACAACGATGTTTCAAATCTTCCTGCGAGCGGGTCACAAGCTGTCAGTATTAGTTTCCGCGGCATGTTTGAAGGTGCTAATCTATCTGTAAGGGATGAATATGACATCGAAGCGATATCTGTAGGGTTAGGAAATCAAGTAGCACACCAAATGAGGTTAGGAGGGGTGAAGGGATGATTATAGTAGAACAATCCGACGGGGTACAATACGACTTAGAAAAGATCGGGTTGCGCGGTCTAGAACTAATTGTCGGTTCGCCCTCTCCCACTCATGAACAAGAAACCATACAAGGGCGAGACGGGTTCATTGACATGGGTACGACATACGGAGGGCGTACTTTAACAGGGCGTTTTCATATAAAAGGAAAAGATGCAGAAGGATACCACCGTTACAAACATGCCGTATACCGTCTTTTTAATGGTAAAACGTATTTTTATCTCATTAACAAGAAAGACCCTAATAAACGGTGGCGTGTGAAAACAAACGGAGCTTACACACCAGAGAGAGCAAATACCACTACAGCTATTATTGAAATAGAGTTTATTTCTGATTCTCCCTATGCAGAATCAAGAGGAACAACGCTGGGACCAATTGAAACGGACGAAACCTACCAAATCACAGCCGATTACTCTGATCAGCCGATCAAATACACATTCACAGAAACGTCTTTTTCTGTATGGAACGATAGCGATATTGCCATTGATCCGCGCGAACATTACCTTGTAATTGAGTATGAGGGAGAATCCACCGATTTAACGATCACGAACACAACAACAGGAGAGGAATGGAGTTATACCGGTTCCAGCGGCAGTAACGATACGATCACACTAGACGGAATACGCAGCCTTAAAAACAACTTAACCATTTTTAGTGACACCAATCGTAAGCTGATCACGCTTGATGAGGGGTGGAACGACTTTGAACTGTCCGGCACATCGGGCAGTTTTTCTATTTCCTTTGATTTTCGATTTCTTTATATATAGGAGGTGGATGGTTTGGATACACAAAAGAAAATAACGGTAGTCGTTGATTTGAAAAGAAACGGTTTTGTTCAAAAACCAATGTTTATTCAGAATGACACGAATATCATTGAGTTCCAGGTGCAAGAAAACGGGGAAGATGCTGATGTTAGTAGTTTAGGCGAAATTATCACGAACTACAGAAGGCCAGATAAAGAAATAATATCACATGTACTGTCTGTTGAAGACGGGGTAATCCCTTACGAAATTGGCACAAAAGAGATGGAAGTTGCTGGCGAAGGGGATTTGGAAATACAGTTTTACAACGGAGATAGCACAGAACGCATATCCACAAAACAGATGAAAGTCAAAGTTTTAGAAGAAATTGGATCAGAAGAAATAGCGGACGAAGAGGAAGAAGAGACATTCTTGCAAGAAGTTTTAATTGCTGCAAGTGAAGCGAAGAAGGACAGCGCGAAACCATTAGCAGTAGAGACAAGAACATCTGACCCCTCCGATCTGTACGACGGGCGCATGTGGTTGCGGAGTGATTTATAAATGAAGTTTATATGCGATATATGTCACTTTGATAAGTTTTTGCCCCTTTCAGAAGTGAGTGTGATGGAAATAGGAGGTTCGTATCAACTGTCCAAGATGAGATCAACAGGGACAACTTGGAAATGCGGACGCTGTGGTGAAATTTACGGTCCAGAAGTAAACATGAAAGAACAGAAGGTGATTCGAAATGCCTAACGTATTTATAGGTGGCGGTATGCCGATGCAAAGCTACTCTACTCCAACGTCCTACACAAAAACAGGAGAATTGCGAACAAAGAATCAAACCATTCCTCTAACAAATGAAGCAGCTGCTGACCAACTAAAAATACGCAATAAAGGGCGAAACATGGGTATCAGATTAGTTGATCCAAGCGATTCAAAAGCATCTGCTATACGAATATATAATGGTTCAACACGTAGCTTGGCAGATGATTTAGGTATATAAAGGAGGGATAACATGGCTATTTTAATTACAGACGAAGATGGAAATTTTGTACCGCAGCATTTAACGGAAGATGGGAGTGCTTTTGAAGAAAATAAAGGAATAGACGGCGCTCAATTTGTTCACGTAACTGGGAGTATTGTTGAAGAAGGGAAAATTGAAAATGAAACAATCGGAGCTGGGTCTACTTTAATTATTCCAGTTAATTTTAGCCAATTCACATGTGGTTTTGGTATGCGTGGAGAGTCCGATTTTAAAGGTGCTGACTATGATGTTTACTACAGGTCAGCAATGTTCGGGTCTGCCAATGGCAAATCAGACTATCTAGGTAAAACGTTGATATCTAACGGGACAGTCACTGACAATTCCGAGGTTAATAAAGTTGAGGACATGTTAGTATTCGGAGATACGCAACTAGATGGAAGAAATGTTAATTTAGTTTTTCACACTTTGACTGGGGCAGGAGAAATAAGAGTAATTAACAATGATTCTACTGATATAACAATTGACCATTTAACAATTGTTAGTTTTGGGAGGTAATTAAATGGAAAACTTTGACGATTTAAAGATAAATAGAGATAACGGTGTTTACGTAAATTTAAACACTGAAAATAGCATCCGAAAAATTGCTTCTATCGAAAAAGTCGAATCAGAGATTAAAGAAGACGGCACAACACCTTTTTGGGAAAGTCAATTAAAAAAATGGAAAGATGAAGGTAGAATTTAATTACTAAACTATCTACTTGATATATTTTAAAAATTTTGTTTACCATACTTCATTCAATGAGTATTAAAAAAAGGAAGTCAGCTCTTGCATATCGAAAAATCTGTAAGAGAGGTGATTAGGGGTGTTGTTAGAACAAAACGTAAACTTGGCAATTCATTGGTGGGAAAACGAAAATTTAAATTCATCAAACAATAATAATATAAAAACTACGATTCCTTGGCTATTTAAGACTGGTGGAGCGTTGTTTAAATCTATAAGATATCTTACAACTGGAGAAATTGAAAATGTTACATCAATACAGATGGCGGGCGAAAATAATGTTGTGATCAATTTAGAAATTTCACCCTCCGAATATTTTCAACTTAGAGGTATATTAGCGATGACAGCAGATTTGTATAGAATTTCAACTGCTTTAGGGAAACAGGACACTGGAAAATTAAAAACGCACTTAAACAAGGTAAAAAGATATTCAAACAAGTTCAGGGATTTAAGAAATTTCTTTGAACATATAGATAGCAGGTTAATTAATCTGGACCAACATGGCATATCAGGAGAAACAACAACAGATTGTGGGATTCATTACAGCCCTGATACGAAAAACTGTTTTCATTTAGTGTTTGATGGAACAAGTTTTCATTTTTCTGATGAGAAAAAAGCCAAAAAAAGGTCATTCACTACTAAAAATTTTATACCAATATTTGAGGGTTTGGAAGGATTATATGATGAGATAACAAGCCATAAAATACACGAAACAAAATATCCGAGATTTACAGACTACTATAATTACAATAATTTATAGTAACTACATGTTATATAGTTTTATGACCAAGGCTGTCCATTAAGGGCAGCCTTTTTAAGTGAGGTGATTACATGATAGTTACCGATTTAGAAGGCAATACAGAACGGCTCGCAGACTATCAGATCGAGCGAAAACGCAAGGTGAATAGCGAACACTCGCTGACCATTACCCTTTACAAAACAAAACGGAACGAGCACTCTTTTGATCTTGCTGTGGAAGAAGCACTGATCGAGTACGATGATCGAGAATACCGTATCAAGAAGGTTATAGACCGTACACATGGTCGAATACCTATTAAAGTGCTGCAAGCTGATCTGACATTTTTTGACCTGGTGGATGAATACCAATATGATACCATTTCCGGGAGTAATCCTATTCAAGATTATCTTGACCATGCTCTTGAGGGTACAGATTATACCTACGAAGTCATTGATTCGTTTAACAGTGAAAGAGCCCAAAATTTTGGTGAAGATACCGCGCTGGCACTTGTACAGGATATATTAAACCGTTTTGGGGCTGAGATAGAAATTGACGGTACGCATTTACGCTTCTATCAGCAAATCGGGCGAAAGACAGACATTCAGTTTCGGTACAAGCACAATATCAAGACGATTGAACGCGAAGTTGATACTTCTAATTTAAGCACATATATCAAAGGTTTTGGCGGCGAACAAAACGATGATGGAACGTATCCAATTGAAGAGGAATACACGTCAGATATGGCAGATGTCTATGGCATACGCCATGCTCCACCTGTTTATGATGAACGTTTTACTACATCTGAAGGAATGCAAGAACACCTGGAAAACATCATCGAAGATACACCAAAAATCAAATTTAAAATAGAAGCCGTTGAACTCTTACATGCCGGTGTTGACACAGAACAATTAGAAATCGGGGACGAACTCTTTGTTATATACGAACCTTTAGACATTGACATTACAGCACGCGTGATCGAGATTACCGATTATCCGGAACAAAACCGTTCTGCTGTATTTACCCTATCTAATTTTGAAAACAACGTCACACAAGACATAGCGGACTTTAACCGTACGAAACAGCAAATGGACAGCATTTTTGAAGGTAGAACAACGTTGCCGTATAATGTGCTGGATTCTGCTGTGAAAAATGCAACAGAAGCACTCACAGAAGCTGAAACAGAGTTAAATTTTGAAGATGGAATACAGGCAATAGATCCGGACGATCCTAACCGTGTTGTTGTATTTAATTCAGCAGGGATGGGGATTAGCGACGATGGCGGGGCATCCTTTTCAGAAGCTATCACAGCAGACGGATTCGTGCTATCAGCCGGGGCAATAGGACAGCTAGCTGCAAATAATATCAGAGTGGGTGCTGATACAACGTATGAAGATGACAATTATAATCCTTCCATAAAAAAAAGGGTATTTGTGAATGAACCAACCACACCTTATGATGAAGGCGATTTATGGGCAGACGGACAAACGTTGCACCGAAGCACAGTGACAAGATCAGTCGAAGAAAGTTTCGATGAATCGGATTGGGATAAGGTTGGCGATGTGACAGAATTAAACACCGCATATGACACACAACGGGTAGATGGCGAAGATGCTAATACTGTCAAAGATAATGCAAAGAATGCCAGTGACCAAGTGGAAGATTGGAAATATACCGGAACAACACTAATTGATGGTGGTAACATCTATGCCGATACGTTAGCTGCTATTACAGCAACATTAGGTAGTGTTTACTCTGGTTTTATTGAAGGGTCTACTTTTAGAACTAGCGAAGATGCCCCTTATACTCTGATTGAAAGCGACGGGAAAATCGTTTCAGCTTCTAGCGACACACCTGTTTCTGACGGTGGTGATGGAGCAATAGGTATTTCTATTGATCCAGAAGTTTTCAGTGATGATCCATTTATTACATTTCATGCATTTGCAAATGGCGACAGTTTTGATGGTTCTGGTGATGCTTTCATAAGGCTTTACGGGGATACTTCTGATCCAGATTTCGACCCCGTTTTGCGTGTTACGTCTTGGGATCAACTCCAATTATCATCAGCTATTGATGATTATGATGGGATAAGAATGATGGGCAGTGTTAATGTTGATGATGACTTTAGTGTAGACGGATCGAAAAATGCAATTGTCCCTTCGTCTATAGGTGATATTCTCATTAATGCTTACGAAACGGCTGAATATTATTTTGGAGATATTGGAAGGGCTGAGGTGGTTGAGGGGGCTTGCACGATTGAAATAGATCCTCTATTCAAAGAGACAGTAAACACTGATATAGATTATGAAGTCTTTCTCACACCTAGAGGGAAAGGCTTAATTTATGTTGCTGATCAAGATGCAAACAGCTTTACGGTTGAAGGGGATGATATTCCTTTCTCCTATGAAATAAAAGCAAAACGCAAAGGGTATGAAGATGTTCGTTTAGAATCTGCCGGAGGTAATTCTAGTGAATAAAATTAGAATGTTATTTAAAAATGCAGATGGAAAAACAGAAATTAAACACGTTACAGTAGAAGAAAAATTAAGCATTGAAAAAGAACGTAAGATTGAAAGAAGAATGCAAAGGTTGAAAAGAAAAAAAGACAAAATCAGAGATAAAAAAGAAGAATTGCAAAAAGAATTTAAAAAAGAATCTAAAACAATGCAAAAGAGACTTGATGATTTTAAAGATAAAAATAAAGAAATTAAAGAAAAGTACAAGATAAACTACAAGAAAAAGAAACATATACCAGGAGAGATTGGAAGTAACTGAATCCGAACACAAGAGGGATTTATCAATAAATAAGGAGAGGTAATATGATGGAAACAAGTATGAAGACGATGGCTGCAGGAGGAACAGCGATCGTTTCTTTCTTATGGGGGGAATGGTCGGTGTTGCTCAATGTTCTTTTAGCATTAGTTGCAATTGATTATATTACGGGATTGGCTGCTGCATATAAAGAAGGAGAGCTGAATAGTAGAACGGGCCTTTTTGGAATTGCCAAGAAGGCTTTTATTTTTGTCATTATAGCTGTTGGAAATTTAATCGATGTTGTTTTGGTTGAAACTGGAACCAGAGAGGAGCCAGTAATCTTCACTGCAGTGATTGTGTTTTATGTGGTAAATGAAGCCATAAGCATCACAGAGAATGCTGGACGAATGAATATGCCTCTTCCGGAAAAATTGTTATCTGCTATTAAGGTGCTGAGAAGTAAAAGCGACAAAGAAAACGATAAGGATAGGAGTGCCTAACCATGATGGTTTCCCTTTCAAAATTAAAAGACCGCAGCATCCGAAATATGGGAGATGTTCATCCAACCGTTAAAAATAAAGCTTTGCAAATGATTGAAAAAGCATACAAGGAGGGCATTTATGCTCAAATCTCTTCTGGGTATCGTTCTAACAAAGAGCAGCAACGACTTTATAATAAGGGGAGAACCACCTCCGGAAACGTGGTAACAAACGCTAAGCCTGGTCAATCTGTACACAATTATGGATTGGCCATTGATTTTTTCTTAGTTTCGGAGGATGGAAATCAAGCATTATGGACCGTGAACAAAGAATGGCACAGAGTAGCAGCTATTGCAAAGTCTCTTGGTTTCAGTTGGGGCGGGGATTGGACGAGCTTTAAGGATTATCCTCATTTAGAGTTGACAGGCGGTTTATCTTGGCGTGATCTAAAAGCAGGCAAATGTCCGACGCATCTATTACAAGATGTTTCCTCTTCTACAAAGGATGGAATATTAGAACGCGGCGACAACGGTTCAAAAGTGAAGCAGCTGCAGGAAGATCTGCTTGAAGCAGGGGAGAAATTACCTCGTTATGGTGCAGATGGCGATTATGGCCAAGAAACAGAGGAAGCAGTGAAAGCATTTCAAGCTCGATATGGTTTAGAAGTAGACGGTATTGCTGGGCCTAAGACTATGGAAAAACTAAAGGAGGTATTAAAAGACATGGCAGAACAGAAGCCAAGTAACGGACATGAAAAGAATTGGGAATGGGCAGAAGAGAAAGGTCTTTTTAACGGTAAGGATCCGCGTAAGCCAGTTACCCGAGAGCAAATGGCCACCGTATTGAAGCGTTATGATGAAATGAAACAATAAGCAGGGTTTATTCCCTGCTTTCTTCCCTCTTCTCCCATATCTCCTGCATACTCATATCTAATTCTTCTAATATCCGATACGTTACATCAAAACTAGGTACACTATGATTATTGATAATATTACTCATCGCAGACTTGCTTATGTTGACGCGCTTTGCAAATTCTCCTATTCTCCATTCTTTTTCTGCGAGGATTACCCTTAACCTACATTTATACCCTGTCATATCACATCACCTAATCTATATTTCTTGGTACATTCTTTTTATCCTTCTTAAAGGTATTCCCGTATTTTAAAACTTTTTTATGTGGACAAATTCTAAAAGACAAGCAATTCGGCATATTCTTTATCAAATACCGTCGCAGAAGCAAGAAAGGTATGACGGATTTGTTGATATATCAGCGTTTGTCGGCAGAAAAGAACGTTCGTTTCTTCCGCAACTATATATTCTATATATACATGATTGGTGGTGTTGATTTGATATTAGAGATCAGTTCATCTTTTGTCGCCGGGGGCGTGTTAGCTTTTGCACATTTAAATAAAAATTTATCTTTTAATGATGCACAAAAAATCCAACGCATTTTCGCAAATTCTAATTTGAATGTGAAGGAAAATGGAAAACAAAAAACGATACGCCTGTACAGGAAAAGGAAAATAAAAGGAGGGATGGAATATGTATTTCAACTTCCGTATGGCCTGTCTGTGAAGGACGTAGAAGCGCACAAGCATGTATTAGAGGACGGGTTGAATACGAAGCAAATTGTTTCTTTTGAAGATTTAAAGCAGCTGCAGCTAAACAAAGACATTCTGAAACAAATCAAAGACCTATTCCATCCAAAAGGTACACGAAAGGAAGTGGAGTTTGCTTTTGACGGTATGCTAAAAATAAAAGTATATGAAGAACCGTTAACCGATAATCTGCCGTGGGATGAGAGTATGAAGGCTAAAGGGTGGGAAGTGCCAGTAGGAGTGAATCGTAAAAGGATGATTTATCATGATTTTGATAAACGTCCTCATATGGTTGTTGCTGGGGCTACAGGTTTTGGTAAATCCCAATATTTAAAGATGCTCGTCACATCATTAATCCTGTCACAATCAGATAATGTGACTTTTTCTCTTATTGACTTAAAAGACGGTGCCGCCTTCCAGCGTTTTAAAGATGCTAATCAAGTAAAACACGTTGCTCGAGATCCAAAGGAAGCTAAAGAAGTATTAGAGCAGGTGCAACAGAACATGAGCGTTAAATTAAAAGAAGTAGTGGATGCAGGATATGAAGATGTAAAAGAGGCCGGAGAAAAGAAACGGCACTTCGTAGTGATAGATGAAGCTGCAGACCTTGATGGAAAATCGCTCGAATTGACAATAGATTTAGTTCGTAGAGGAAGAGGGGCAGGGTTGAGAGTTATATATTGTACCCAATATCCAACAAATGAAACGTTACCTAGTCAAATACGACCTAATATAGGAGGGAGAGTGTGTTTTATCCTTGAAACCAACCGGCAAAGTTTAGCCGTATTGGATAAGGGAGGGGCAGAAGAATTACCAGAGATACCAGGCAGAGCGATATATAAGCGTGTGAAAGAAGAAGTCGTGCAATGCCCTTATATGACCAATGACACGATAAAAGAAAAGATTGGCCCTCATATCAACATCAGAGGGAGGGGAGAACGTGAACAATCTGGCCATAAAGGAACAGAGGACAGAGAATATTCTTTTGAGTTTACGTCGGCTTGATTATCTCACGAGAGCGCAAATTCAGAGAATCCATAATTTAAAAAGTGACCGTAATGCTAATCGTGTATTAAATTCTATGAGTGATTATTTATGCTCGTTTCGGCACGGACTACAGAAGGTGTATTATCTGAACAAAAACGGCAGAGAAAGAATAGGCGCGGAGGTAGTACGGAAAAGAACGACAAACGTACAACATTTTTTGTTACGAAATCAGCTTTATATTATGATGGGTTGCCCCTCGTCTTGGGAGAATGAAATACGTGTCACATTAGGAAATACTTCGATTGTGTGCGACGCAAAATTTGACTATCAGAACATACCGTGCTTTGTGGAAGTGGACTGTTCTCAATCCATGCAAAAAAATGAACAAAAAATAGAGAAGTACAGAACGTTCTATCAGAACGAGCGTTTTAATTTAATATGGATCACCGAATTACAGAGTCGCCATCCAAAACTGGAGAGATTATGTGAAGGATTGTCTGCTGCTGTTTATACGGCAGGACAGATTAAATAGGAGGGTTTCTCATGAAAGTGAAAACAGTAGGTACGGTAAGCGAGTTTTTGCACCCTCAGCCAAAAAGAAAGAAGCGCTTCTCATCCGTCACCGTTCCATTATTACTGGCTGGAGGGGCAACGCCTGCCTATGCACAAGAAGCCGTAACCGTCAGCGTGAACGGCAAAGTAAAAGAAAAGATTGTTTCTGCCTTTGATCCTCTGGTGGATCTTATCACACAATTATCCTACCCTGTCGCAGCTGTCATGGTTACGGGCGGAGCTTTACTTGTCATGATTGGCCTAAAGGAAAAAGGATATTCCACGATTCAGACAGCTTCAATCGGATTTATCCTTGTTCAGATGTCACCATTATTATTAGAGCTATTATTCGGTATTGGGGAAGCAGTATAAAAAGTAAGAAAATCTCCAAAAGTGATTGAAATATTATACGCTTGATTTAAAATTGGTCTAGTGAGTAAAAATACACAGGAGGAAAGTAACGTGGAATTAGAAGAAGTATCAACGACTGTTTTGTCAGAATCTTACGAGAAAGCAAAAGAATTGGACCTTGATGAAGATTTTATCAACCTTCTAAAAGAAGCATTGGACGCTCAATTTGTACATCAGTAATATATCATCACAAATAATAAGATAGCGACGAAAAATTCGTTGCTATTTTTTTAATTCTTTTGTAGGACTTTAGTAATCAATATTGAACTATAAAGAGGGAGGTGATAACCATTGGTGAAAGAGGTTGTTAATAACCAGGATCTTCATATGATCAAAGCTAAAAACAGTGAACAGTTACAAACCGAATTGTACAAAGTTCTTGATTTTTATCGAAATAACGGAATAGAATTTGCACTAATAAGCCAGGTGAAACCAGTAAATGATTATGAATTTATTGTAATTATAGATACAACGGAAGAGCAGCTAAGTTAATGCGCTGCCCTGCTAATGTCTGAAATGCTATCGAACTTAATGTAAAGTACTTCATCCTCAGATTTTACGTGAAACTGCTTTTGGTTCATGTTTACGTAATGACAAAAACCGGTAACATCGTAAAAATAACCATCCTTCCAATAAGTAAAAGTCAGCTTTTCATTTTCTCTCATCGCTTCACCAAGTAACCACTCAAACTCTTGCCACTGTTGTTCATCAAGCAATGGTTTCTTAGCTTTCTTTTGATCTTTCTGATGCTTTAACCATAACTCTCTTTGCTCAGGTAGTATCATTCTCATGCTTTCCCAGCGTAAATTCGATCCAGGTGTCATTTTATTAGCCATTTGGTCTCCCTCCTATACTAATTATAATACGAACAAACATTCCCTTTTAGTCTTGTAATGAAACAAATGTTCGTATAAAATGGAAGAAAAGTGATGAGGTGGTTGTATGACAAAGCGTCAGCGTGAAGTATATAAAGTTATCTGTGATTACATGGTAGATAATAACTATCCACCAACGTTTAGGGAGTTACAATCGTTAATTGGAGTGAAATCTGTCTCAACGGTATATTCGTTTCTTAAAGTATTGAAAAGGAAGGGTTATGTTACATGGGAAGAGTCCAGACCAAGAACACTCAGAGTATTAAAGAGAACAGCATAAACGATTATGTTTTAAAAGAGGTTCTGAAAGATAAACAGCCGGTCCAGATTATATATGAAGACTAAAAGGGAAATATTGTTTCAACGCAGTGTGATTGTACATCAAATCAATGAGGGGTTTCATCGTTTGATCTCACAATAAGAAGGGAATAAGAAATTTTTATAGAAATAATATATTATCAATGTTAGAAATTAAGTTGATTTATTAAAACTGATTGTACACTCTTCCGATAAAAAGTGTATAGTGTAATTAAGTATAAAAATAAAGAGGAGGTGGTAATGTGGAAAATATCATTAATTCTGGAGATCGAAAAAAATCTTTAAGTGGTTGGTTGTTAGACCACCACAATAGAGAATTTTATTCTAATTTAAAATTACAGAAATTTCTTTTCTTTTACGAAGTCCTTTCTGAACTTGAAGAAGGTTACTCTGACTTTTATAAACTTAAGGGGTATGAAAAAGGACCTGTTTTTAGCCATGTGTATGGTGACCACGTTTATCGTACAGATAAATTTGCTTCAGCAGCTTACCAAAGTTACCACAGAAACAAAGGTCTGATTGTCGAGAATCGGGCTAAACTGTCGGGGTTCTTATGTCGGATTTTAAATGATGAAGAATTATCAGATCTAACGCACGAATTTAACATTTGGGCAAATAAAGAAGATGAAATTTTAAATAAGAAAGTTAGTCATCTTGATTTAGATAAAGAGGATTTAAATAACGATGATTTAGGTCTAATGGCCAGCTTAAAACAGATGTACCCTCCTGACCTTATTGAATCCCATAGCGTTATAAGCCTTGCCAATAATAATTTTTTGGTAAATAATAATGATTTATCAAAAATGGAACAAATAGAGCAAAATAAGGGCACCCAATTTTTAAAGGTTCTGCAAGATCTTGATGGTGAAGAATCACTAATTAATCCTGTTTTTTTAGAATTATCAGATGAAGGAGTTTTACTTGTTGATTAATAAAAAAAACGTAGTGAGAATGAAAGTACCTTTCCCAGGTATTAATTCAGCGTTGGCCCAAAGCTCACATATGTATATATGTATGAGGGAAGGGTCTGACAAAAAGTTTATAAAATGCCAGACCCAAAAACCTCAACATTTACATAAGAAGAAAAGACCATATTGTTACGTTAGCGAAAGCGCGGATGTATCTAGAAATCCTTTTAAAAATACAACAATAATTGATTGTGACAAAGAATTTCTGTTAAGCAATTTAGTAATCGATAGAGATTTAATTACTACTAGAAGGCCAGACGTATGCGAAGAATTATTTATTGAAGTGAAAAGTAAATCTGATGAAAATTCTGATTTGGAGTTTGAAGATATAGATCCGGATGATATATGTAGTGTAAATGAAAAAATCAAAAAAATTAATTAATGTTATACATAAAGTATTTAAAGCGAGGGATTAGTTCCCTGGCTTTTTTAATGGGGTAGAATTCATCATCTGCCCTGTTTTATGACTTAATATTCTAGATTATTTATAATGTTGACCATTTGTTGACCGAATCCGTCAACAATGTTCATATTTGGTCCGATTTAATCATAAAGATGTTTCAAAAAACCTT